AGCCCTTCTCAACGCTCGTATGTCTAAGGTCCTCACCAAGGACCTTGAGGGAGAAAAGCTGGCCGAAGCGCAGGCTGCCGCCCTCAAGATCGCCGAGGAGAACTTGTCCAACCTCAAGGCTGGCAAGATCACCAAGGCCCGTGGTGGTGCCAAGGACGCCAACGGCAACAAGGTTGCGGCCAATGTCATGACCGAAGCCCGCCGTCTGGCGAAGGAAGTGGTGAAGAACGAAATCCGTGCGGCTGGCATGAAGATCAGCCACGTGGAGGCTTCGGTCATCACCAAGGCTGCGAACGAACTGATCGCCGCCGATCCTTCCTTCATCGAGAACGCCAAGGCCAACATCGAGGCGCGCTCCGCCGTCAAGTCCGCGATCAACATCGCCGATCTTGTCCACGAGTCGCCGAAGCTGGTGGCAAAGGCCGAGGCCGCGAAGGCCGAACGCAAGACTCAGCTTTCTGCGAAGCAGGCCGGTAAGGCTGCGCCTCGCAAGAAGAAGGCCCCGGAAGCGGAGACGGCGGCCCACTAATCTGGTTTGGGCAGGGGAACGAAGAAGCCACGGCTGATCTTCCCCAAGACCCTAAGTTGAGCAATGCCTCATAATGTCAGGATCGCAGAATACTCGGGCTGAACTTGGGTAAGCCTCTTATAGATGCCACCGCGATCAGTTAGGCCAATTAATTGGTCACACTAACAAGGCCGGTGAAGTTCTATAGTAAGTCTCTGCGAGCAATGACAAGGATGGGCAGGATCACTTAGCCAAACCCCTAGCTCTGGACTACGGCCCAGAGCTTCGCTCAAAGACTGAGACAGAGCGCAGAGCGCGCCATAGGTCTCTCTAACGGAGTAAAGCCAAATGTCCGACATGACCCAATCTTTCATCGAAATGGTCGAAGCCTTCAAGGCCAAGCCCGAACTGGAAGCGCAGATCAAGCGCCTGACCGATGACAACGCTATGTGCTATGGCACGATCGAACAGCTTCGGTTTGAGATCGTCACTCTCGAAGCCACCAAGGCCAACCTCGAAGCCAAGCTCTCGGAGGTTACGAAGGAGCGCGACGACGCATCCTTTCGCAATCTCGAACTTGACGAGAAGCTTGCAGGAATTGAGAAGCTTCTCGGGGTGGCTGAGCGACTGGAGCAGGCGCGCCGGGATGAGCATAAGGCGACTGTTGACGCCATGACGCCAAAGCCTGAGCCGGTTCCGTTTCATCAGGAGCCAATCCCGGACTGGATGAAGTCTGAGCCTGTCGATATCGTCGCTGGTTCGGGTCAGAGTGCGGCGGACCCTACGCCCTCAAACGCTACAGACTCTGCCCAGTCCCCTTCTCAGGAGGCTGGTATAGCACCCACGGAGCCTAAGATCAATCCCTACTCCGGCTTCCCCATCCACTACCCGGATGGTGAATACAAAGGCCAGCCCTACTACGACAAGCCGTCGTGGGTTTCTTGGGCCGCATGGGTCGATGCTGGTGGCGAGGCTGAGCCCTACATGAAGAACTTCGGTTAACATAAACCTTGGGGCGGTTTCGGCCGCCCCAATCTTATGTTAATGGAGGCTCAGATGAAAAATATCGAAGTAATCAAGCATCTATGCGAGATGTATTCCAAAGAAACTCTCCTATCCGCCGCGATCATCGCCGGATCAATGGAAGTTCATCTCGCTACAGGTCTTCCATCCAACCCTAAAATCGCCGCCCAAATTCAAAGTAGAATCTTCAAGCGCATTGAAGTTGTACTTGATTCACATGGTTTAGCCCTCGCTGACATTCACAAGAAAGCCTAACCCATGCCCGCCACATTCGCCCCGTCCGCAGCGCCTGCCAACGCCCTCTTAATCTGGACCGATGGCCGATCCATCTACGTGGAACTTCCATCTCGCGAGAATGTCCCGCCTTGCATCATCACCTATCGCCTGTCCGAAGGTGGGCTCTCCAAGGCCCTATCCTTACTCGGCAAACACGCGGACGTTGCCGGAACCCCGACACTCTCCGTCCCTGCCCGTCGCCAGAAGGACTATGTTGGCACTGTGGCGCAACATGCGCTGGCCGAATCCATCCTGCGGAAGAAGGGGGTTATCAAATGACCGAATCCAACCTTCCTTCCCTCATCGCCCATGCCAATTCTCTTGGCTATCGCATCGGCAACGCTGCGCAATCCTCTCGCGGTTGGGAGCTAACTCTATGGTCCGACCAAGTCGGATATTCCGACTACGTTTGCACCCATGATCTTTCTCTTTCGCGCGCGATTGAACTTGCAATCGACGCTTTTGCCGATGGCCTTGGCAAATCCCTTGACGCAAACCTGCCAAAAGTTTCATCTTTCGAGCTAAACTCTATCCTCGCAAACCTGCGACCGAAAGTAAAGATCGAGAGGCGCTTCTAATGGCCGAGTTCATCCACCCTAACGAACTAGTAAACCTGCTTCGGCAAATCCGCAAAGACGCCGGTGTAACCCAAGAGGGCCTCGCCTCAATCGCAGGATTCAGCCTAAACCAAATTTACAATTGGGAAAATGCCATCGCCAGTCCAACCCTTGACAACGCAATCCGTTGGGCCGCTGCCCTTGGCTACGAGTTCGACCTGCATCTAAAGGAACCTGCGAATGTCTAAATACAGTACAATTGGAGGCCAAGTCACTCGCGGAGAAGCCTTCTCCAAACTCCTCCACCACCTAAACGAAGCCGCCGATCAGGCAGCAGTTCTCTCCCACCTTCACAACACCGAAACCTCCAAGATGGAAGAACTCACGGCCAAAGGCTGGCTGGCGGTGCATGAGATGCTGCTGCTGGTTCGAAACCAAATCACCAAGCTAGCGGCAAATAAGTTTCAATAGGAGAAAGCCAATGGTCGATGAGAAGACGATAGAGGAATTGCGGGCGCTGGCGACTGTTGTCTACCGCATGGAAGGGGAACTGGCGGAGGCAAGGGAAGATGTCCGTTCGCTGTGCCGCTTCATCCTGAATGAGTGGGGGCCTGACGGCGCACTGAAGGCGGCCACGTTCGCGCTTGAACAGCGCCAATCAGCGAAAGGAGGTGATGCCAATGCAGCCCCAGATCGGGACACCAATTCCAAGTCTGCTACCAGCCCCGGCGTAACAGCCGGGGCGAGCGCAGGATGGCAATCTATCGAGACTGCGCCGAGGGATGGGACGCGGTTCCTTACATGGGATTCATATTATGGAGTTCGCATGGGACGAGCGTTCATGCGCGCCGATCATGATGATTGGCTTTCGTATGTCGATAGCAATGGATCGTCACGTAAAGGCGGCATACGCGCGTCTCATTGGATGCCCCTCCCCGCCGCTCCCGTGGATGGAGGCGAGGATGCGTGATATTCAGAAACTCACCACTGCGGCACAGCAGCATATCCTTGAGCGCCTCAATCAACGGGACCGCGCCACCGCCTCCCAATCCGAAATTGATGCGCTTCGGGAGAGAATAGGGGTGTTGGAGAAGGCGTTGGAGCCGTTTGCCGAAGCCGCGACAAAAGGCGAAATCGGGGGCTATCCGCCGAATTATTTCGTGGGTGCAACCGAATTTGAGAACGCCCGCCGCGCCCGCTCCGCCTTGGAGGGCCGCGACAATGGGTGAGGGGAAGCAGACGTGGCGCTGGCAGAGCCCAATCAATAAATCCCATCCCCAATCAACTTTCCCTTTGACTTCCCCAACCCAATCTAGTATAATCAGGGACAATCAGAGGAACAACCAATGGGCACCCTAGTCATCCTCTCACCCGAAGACCCAGACTCCCCCTTCGGCGATCTATCTATGTTCGACGCCTGTGTCGACCCCCAGTTTAACGGAGTATTCCCCGACGATCCCGGTTTGGGAATTGTTTCAGAAAGGAAAGCCAATGTCAGAGTTCCCGCCGACCCCAGAGCAACAGACAATCCTCGACGCGGTCAAGACCACAAAACAGAATTTAATGATTAGGGCTCGAGCAGGCTGTGGCAAAACCACAATGCTTGAACTTATCGACCACGCCGAGAAAGCCCAACCATACCTGCTCATGTGCTTCAACAAAGCCATCGCCACCGAAGCCGAGAAGCGTATGCGATCCGCAACCACCGTTCGAACCTTCAATTCCCTCGGACACAAAATATGGGCAGCCGCCGTTGACCGTAAACTCTCCCTCAACCAAAAGAAAATCCTCGAAATCTTCCGAGCCATCGCCGACGAAACACCCCGTGGCGAGCGATCTTATCTTTGGTCTATGTATGATTCTGTGCTTGCTGCGACTTCAATCGCTCGTAATATCGGATACATACCCCCGGACCATTTTAAAGCCTCTAAATCCCTTTGCGATTTCTCCGCAGTCGAGCGACTTCTCGATGAAACCCTTCTCCCCGAGGCCGAGGCCCTAATCAACAAAATCCTGACCATCTCCATCCAACAAGCTTACAACGGAGTGATCGACTTCACCGATCAAGTCTACATGCCTGCTCTCTTCGGCGGGACCTACCCCTCATTCCCAGTGGTCCTTGTCGATGAATATCAAGACCTATCTCCTGTCAACCGTGCGATGGTCGGAAGGCTCTGCAAGCATTCTCGACAGATTGGAGTTGGAGATGAAGCTCAGGCGATCTATGAGTTCCGTGGAGCGGACGTCAATGCAATGCCCGATGCGATTGCGCAGTTTAACATGACTACCCTTCCTCTGTCAACCTCCTTCCGCTGTCCCGATGCCATCACGGCGAATGTTCATTGGCACGTCCCTGATATACGTAGTGCCAAAGTTGGCGGCATCGTTGCAAGGGGAAACGTCCAATCCATAGAGGACAACTCCGCAGTCATCTGTCGGTACAACGCCCCGCTAATCGCCTTGGCGATGGACCTGCTCTCCCAAGGCCATAAGGTTGACGTTGCTGGTGTTGATATTGGCGCCCGCATCATCCGTCTCCTTAACAAACTTGGCTCCGAGGATATGACCAATGTGCAAGTATTGTCAGCAATTGAGCATTGGGAGGCAGAAAGAGAGAGCCTCGACAATAAGAATGCCAGAGATACTGCGGAGTGTATGCGTGTCTTCGCCCGCCACGGCAAGACCCTCGGTGGAGCTATCGCCTACGCCAAGCACATCTTCGAAGCCTCCGGTGGCACCATCCACTTCATGTCCGGACACCGCGCCAAGGGCTTGGAATTCCATACTTCGTATCATCTTGACAGTGAATCAATTAAAAAAGGAATAGGTCAAGAGTCAAATATCCATTATGTTATTGATACTAGAGCCAAAGAGAAACTGATCTATATCAGGAGCCACTAATGGCGTTGACCGACTCCATCGCCGCCTACGACGATTGCTTTCAAGCATTCGAGCGCGCGGCTAAATCCAAAAAAGGCATCCGCATCCTCTTCGAGGACAAAAAGACCGCCAATTACTTCCGCCTGCGAATGAACTACGCCCGTGTTCTCCAGCGCCGCGAAGCCGTCCGCATGTACGATCGCACCGACCCGCGCTTCGGCAAATCTGAGTTCGACAAGTTTCGACTTAAGATCGTCGAGGCCGCAGAACAAACCGGCGAATGGTGGGTCTACATCGACCCCTTTGGTATGGAGCGGGAAATTATGGAAGTTGAGGAACTCGAATGAGAGAAGAACTCATCCGCGAAATCCTCGACAAGGCCTTGGAGCAAGAACTGGGGATGGTCGTAACCTGCAACAACCTCCACCAAACAACCCTTAAATTCCATGCCGTAACCAAGAACAATCCCAAGTACGCAGAATTAATGATCTGCGCTGGATCAAAGCCTGATCAGATGCTTGTCACCAAGCGAACCGTTGAACTCGATGATGCAAGGGAGCCGGAGAATGAGTAACGATCTTGATGAATTGATGCGCCGCATCGAAGACATAAACGCCAAACCTGCGATCGACATAACCCCAACCGACATTGACGATCTTATCAAATATCATCGCTACTCCCGCGCCAGAAAGGCCAAAGGTGAAAAGCCAGCCAAGCCCCAAGCCGTTGACATATCTCAGGTCATGATGAAGCTGACCAAGCCAAAGACTGAGGTCAAGATTACGAGGAGGTTTTGATGGCAGACCAAACCCTAGACGAAACCCTCCTTACAAAAGGTGATGATAGCCCATTCTTGCCGGGAACTTACATACAATACGCATATGATAGTACTACGCTAGGTTTGCTTAAGACTTGCCCGCGGCTGTACCAATACACCATGATCGACGGCTACGTTGCCAAGGGCGAATCTATCCATCTCCGCTTTGGCATCGAATACCATCAAGCCCTGCAAGACTACGATATCGCCCGTGCCGAAGGCATCGACCATGAAGACGCAATTCACTCTTCAATATCCGAGTTGGTTCGAAGGACGCATGATTGGAGTGTCGATGAGACAGTTAAACCGGGAAAGTATAAAAACCGCCAGACTCTCGTTTCACTTGTTCTGGATTACCTTGACCATTACGTGGACGATCCTGCCGAAACCTACATCAAATCCGACGGAAAGCCGGCAGTGGAGTTGAGCTTTCGGTTTGAGCTTGACTGGGGGCCAGAGTCGGCACAGACACACGGCAGCCCTGAGCTTGATGAAGACGCTGCCAAGCTTGTTGCTATGGGTGCTGATCCCGGCCCAACGTCTGGCCAACCCTACCTCCTCTGCGGCCACATGGATCGCGTCGTGACCTTCAACGACCAGCTTTTCGTGATGGACCACAAGACCACCGTCACAACTCCGTCCCAATACTACTTCGACCAGTATGAACCCCACAACCAAATGACCCTCTACACCATCGCCGGGCAGGTTGTCCTCAACGCCCCAGTCAAAGGCGTGATCGTTCGTGCCGCCCAAATCCTTCTCGAAAAGGAACATCGCTTTGTCTCTGGCTTCACCCTCCGCACCGCCGATCAACTCGATGAATGGATGAACGACCTTCGCCTACATCTCGAGCGCGCCGAAGACTATGCCACCCGTGGATATTGGCCGATGAATGACACCGCCTGCGACAAGTTCGGCGGTTGTAAGTTCCGCGGGGTCTGCTCCAAGTCCCCATCCGTCCGCGAGATTTATCTCAAATCTGACTTCGAACAATTGCCTCTGGAAAAGCGCTGGAATCCTTTGGCTTCACGTTGATGGAGATGGCCATGCGATGGTCCGAACAAGACAAAATTGACTTGCTTTATAAGCGAGATAAATTGTGTATGCCTTTCTCTGCTATAGGTGCCAATATAGGCCGGACTAAATCTTCCTGCATATCCAAGTATCAACAACTTACAGGTAAGCGAAAGGGCCGGTTATATGTCCCAACAGGAAAATATAACGGTTGACCTCCCAAACGCCAGTGCCCGCGCTGGGTATGCCCTTGGCTTAGGGATGTGTTCCAAGGTCCTCTGGGACACCGCGGTCAACATCAAAGATGATCAATCCCAAGGGTTCTCAGAGCGGCTCGCCATCGTCAAGGTCCTGAAAGAAATTCACGAGCAGATTCAAGCAGAAGTGGAGAAGATCAATGGCAACGCAAACAAAAGCGCAGGAATCGATAGAGACTCTCAAGAACGTCAACAAGCATCTGAGTGAAGTATTCAAGCAGATTTCTACAAAAGATACAGCACTTAATTCTGTTGCTGATGATCTTCGCAGAATTGCTTCTAAAGTTGGTGAGCTTAAGATTGAAGCTTGGTCCAAAGTCGATGCAAAATTTGTATCTATGTCTTTCAAACAGCATTTGCAGGATTTAATCAATACCCTCGAAGGAGCCAAAAGCTAATGCCCTCCCTAGCCAACCACCAGTCTAACCAATTCACCAAACTCCTCCTCATCGGCGACGCCAAGTCCGGCAAGACCGGTTCGCTCGTCTCCCTCGTAAAAGCCGGATACAAGCTGCGAATCCTTGACTTCGACAACCTACTTGATATACTTAAGTTCAAGGTCATGGAAGAGTGTCCGGACAAGCTCGACAACGTAGAGTTCGTCACGGTCCGCGACAACTATAAAGCCGGAGCCTCAGGGAGTCAAATTGATGGAAAGCCAAAAGCATGGATCAATGCTATTAAGTTGCTCGATAATTGGAAATATGATGATGTCGATTATGGAAGACCAGCAGACTGGGGCCCTGATTGCATCCTTATTGTTGACTCGCTCTCACGACTTTGCGATGCAGCTTATGATTTCCATGAATCCATCATTCCGCGGGGAAAGAGTGGTGATTACGATGGACGAGCCGTCTATGGAAATGCTCAGGACGATGTTGAGAAAGTCCTCGCAATGTTGACTTCCCGCGGCTTCGCCACTAACCTAATCGTGATCGCCCACGGCACTTACATGGACCTGCCCGACGGTACAACCAAAATCTTCCCGCAGGGTGTCGGCCAGAAGCTATCTCCCAAGATTCCTCAGTATTTCCCATCCTATATCCGCTATAAAAACAAAGGCGGCAAACGCACCATCCAAACCACTTCCGACGCCATGATCGATCTTGCCAATCCCAGACCCGATAAAGTCGACAAGGAACTTCCTATCGAAACCGGGCTGGCGACTCTCTTCGAAGCGTTGCGTGACGCGCCTGTGGAGAAACCTAAATCTGTCACGTTGGTCCGTAAATAACCACAAGGAACCTACCTATGAATGACAAGCCCAACTTTGCTTCAATATTGGATGAGGCTCCCACCGAAATCGATCGGCCGAAGCCCATCCCCACCGGCACCTATCTTTGCCGAGTTCAGGGCACCCCGACCTACGACAAGTCCAGCAAGAAAGGAACCCCGTTCGTCCAGTTCACCCTAAAGCCAATTTCCGCCGAGGATGACGTCGATGAGGACGACCTCGCCGAAATGGGCGGGCTCGATAACAAGACCCTGCGCCTGACCTTCTACCTCACCGAAGATGCCGTCTATCGGCTGGACGAGTTCCACGAACACTGTGGCATCGATCTGTCCGAAGAATCCTCGCGCCGCAGCCGCAATGACGAAGTTGTCAACGCGGAAGTTCGGGCGCTGGTCAAGCATCGGCCGTCGGAGGATGGCCAGACTGTTTACGCGGAAATCTCGCGCACACTTAAGGCCTAAAGCCAATCTGGGTGGGGGAGAAATTCCCCACCCAACCTTATGGAGAAAGCCATGAAGCCAATAATGTTGGTTGGGGAGGCAAGGGGCGAAGCCGAAGCCCGAATGAATAGCAGCTTTGTCGGCCCATCTGGCGCCGAACTCCTGAGGATGCTCAATGAATCCGGCATCATTTCCTTCACCTTCGCTGATCGTGATTACCTCCACAAATACTACGCCCAATCTGACCCGAGTTGTATCGAGGCTATATGGGGATTGCATCCTGAGGTTGTTCGTACCAACGTGTTTCAAATCCATCCTCCCCGCAATGACCTCGAATATTTCTGCGGACCCAAAGCCGAAGGCATCCCCGGATACCCCGCCCTGATGAAATCCAAATACGTCCGCGAGGAGTTCGCCAATGAACTGGATCGGCTGGCTGACGAGATTATCAACCTTGACCCTAATCTTATCATCTGCCTCGGTAACTGTAGCCTTTGGGCTTTGGCTGGCCGGACGGGTATCACCAAGCTCCGTGGGACTACTCTTCTGTCTACTCATACTGCTGCTGATTTTAAGCTTCTGCCTACATATCATCCTTCCGCAATCCTCCGACAATGGGACAACCGACCGACAGTAATCGCCGACTTGATGAAAGCCAAACGCGAATCCGCCTACCCCGAAATCAGAAGGCCACCCCGTGAAATCTGGATCGAACCCTCCCTCGACGATATCCGAATTTTCATCCGCGACTACATCAACGAATGTAAGCTTCTTTCTGTCGACATTGAGACAAGCGGACAGAGAGTTACTTGCATTGGTTTTGCACCCAGTAACACAACAGCGATCGTTATTCCTTTCGATGACGCCAGACAACCAAGCGGAAGTTATTGGCCGACTAGAGAGGATGAAGCTAAATGCTGGAATCTTGTTCGATCTATTCTCGGCGATAGTCGCATCCCGAAGCTTTTCCAAAATGGATCATTCGATGTAAGTTTTCTTCTGCGCGCATACGGCATTAAAACCTTAGGTTGTGCAGAAGATACAATGCTGTTATCTCATGCATTACAGCCAGAAGGTTTAAAGGGCTTGGGATATCTAGGAAGTATCTATAGTTCAGAAAGTGCATGGAAAAGTATGCGAGTGAAAAACGAAACGATCAAAAGGGGAAGCTGAACGAGCCTTATATAAAGCAAAGATGGAGCTTGGTTTTGCGGATCATTAAAACTCATGAGATGGACCCAGAAGATCTTCCGCCGTGGGATAGGGATCAAATCTATAATGGCCTTGATTGCTGTATAACACTTGATGTTTTTGATGGTCTTATACCGCAGATAGATGCCATAACGAGTAACACTTACAACTTCTCTAAGGCTTTGCAGGCACCCACGCTCGAAATGAAAATTCGTGGTGTGCTTGTTGATCAAGCTAGAAAGGCGGCCGTGATCGATGAATACTATGAAATCATGGAACGAGTTGAAGCGAACCTGCTCCGAATTGTTTATGAAGGAGTGGGGATGGCGAACTTTAACTACCGATCAACCAAAGATTTGGCCACCCTCTTCTATGACGAACTCGGAATTTCTCCAATCCGCAAAGGAGGTCGCCCAACTGTCGACCGAGGAGCTCGTGAGAAGCTCGAAATCTACCCAATCGCAGAACAGTTGGTTAAGCATATTAATCTCCTTACAGAGCTTGGCGATAAAATCTCTGTTCTTAAAACGGCTATCGACGACGATGGACGAATTCGTACTTCGTATAATATCGCAGGCACTTCAACCGGAAGATTTTCCTCGTCCATCTCTGAATTCGGAACTGGAGGAAATTTGCAGAATGTTGAAGAATCTCTCCGATCAATCTTTATCGCTGATGCAGGATATAAATTCTGCAAAGCAGATGCTAAATCCGGAGAGTCCTTCTGCGTCGGCGCAATCGAATGGAACCTCTTCAAAGATGGAGCATATCTAGATGCCTGCGAATCAGGGGACCCGCATACTGCTGTTGCTCGTATTATGTGGCCAAATCTTCCTTGGACTGGCAATCTTAAATCTGATAAGGCTATCGCCGAAACTCCTTACTACCGACACTATACCTATAGATTCATGTGTAAAAAGTTGGGTCATGGTTCTAATTACGGAGGAAAGCCAAATACACTCGCAGAACAATCTAAAGTAGAACTCGACCTCGTCCGCCAGTTCCAACCCAAATACTTCGAAGCCTTCCCCGCACATCAGCGTTGGCAGGCCCACGTCGACGAAACCCTCCGCAAGAAGGGCTACCTCATCTCGCTCATGAACCGCAAGCGTTGGTTCTTCGGGCGTCGTTCCGACCCATCCACACTTCGCGAAGCTATTGCCTACGATCCCCAATCCTCCCTCGCCGAAATCGTCAACCAAGCAATGCTTAACATCTGGCGTAAGGGTTATGTCTGCATCATGATGCACGACCATGACGCCTTGACCTTCATGTATCCTGAGAAGGACGAAGACAAGATCATCCCCATGCTCATGGAAGACCTTGTAATCTCCGTCCCATTGGCCCACAGCCGGGTTCTGCGTATCCCTTATGACTGCGAAGTTGGATGGAACAAAGGCAAATACCATGAACAAAAGAACCCAAACGGGCTCAAAGAATACCACGGCCACGACGCCAGAAAGCGGCAAAAGGAAGCTGGAATCTTGGATCGAATCCTTCGTAGAACAAACCGCTAACCTCCACTCCCCGCCAATCTTCCGCAAGTGGACCGGGATTCTGACCCTTGCCGCAGCGATGGAACAGAAGGTTTGGCTGATGACTTCGCGGCCGCTTTTCCCAAACCTCTATACCTTCCTTGTCGCCCATCCCGGCGTCGGCAAGACCCGCACGATCAACGAGGGCAAGCACTATATCCGCGAACTCCCAGAGTTTCACCTAGCGCCAATCTCGATGACCTTTGCCAGTCTGGTAGACTCCTTGGTCAAAGCCAAGCGCCATATCATCCGCCCCGGCGAAGACCCGATGGAATACAACTCTATGTCGATCTTCGCGGATGAGATGGGCGCGTTCATCCACAAGTACGACAACGAGATGATCGACGGGCTTTCAGCTTTCTATGACCCGACCCCATACCAACAGGTCCGCAGAACCAGCGACCTCCGGATCAAGATCGAATCCCCACAGATTAACATGCTCTGCGGATGCACTCCCCAGAACCTGACCGACCTAATGCCAGAGAAGGCTTGGGGCCAAGGCTTTACCTCCCGACTGATTATGATCTTCTCGGATGAAAGGATTATTGGCGATGACTTTGCAGAAGTCGAGAAGACTTACTCAGCCGATCTCGCGAATGACCTTGCTATCATCAACGAGCAGATTGGTCAGTTCGAAGTCACTAGAGAATACAGGGATGCTGTCAATAATTGGCGGGCGCTCGGGGAGCAACCGGTGCCAAGTCATCCTAAGCTCATTCACTACGTCACCCGGCGCAGAACCCACTTATATAAATTATCAATGGTGTCGGCTATTGACCGATCTAACGCTTTAATCTTAACCCGCGATGACTTCAACCGGGCTATGGGCTGGCTCCTAGAAGCCGAAGCCTCGATGGCCGAAATCTTCAAAGCCGGTGCAACCAATGCCGATGCCGCTGCGATGGAAGAAATCCTCCACTTTGTTAAAATCCACGACGGCGAATATGGCGTCAGCGAGCAGAAGATCACGAGGTTCGCTCGTGATCGCCTGCCAATCCATTCAATTCATCGGGTGGTGGATATTCTAGAGCGGTCGGGGCAGATTCACTTGCTCGGAATTGACCGCACTACTAAGATCAAATATTTCACAACCGATCGAGGTCGGCTGCAATAATCACTTAAACATTTTCCCTAAGTGGTCAAATGTCCACGCCACAACAGCGCCAAGAAAAGCAGCTAGGCTCATAAGGCCTAGCTGCTTGTCTTTGTAAGTCTCCAACGCCCGGATTCGATCCTCGTGCTCTTCAAGAGCCTTATCGAGTTTGTCTTCCATGCGCTCGACACTTTGCGTAAAGAACGCCTGCCCCGCACGTACATCGGCTACGTCTTGAATAAGTTTTTCCATCGCGCCCTCTGATAGCACGTAGGACATGGCAAGGCCCTCAGTTCGTCTTAGTGGCGTCCTGAATGGTGAACCAAAGATCAACAAGTGTGGCGAAGGCTGATGCCACATCTGTCGGGGGATTACTGCAGATCACATCAACCCCAGCCATTGCCTTTGCCTCGATTGCAATGTTCTGCGCGCTGATCTTCGAACTGAGTTTCTGGAAATATCCATCAGCAACCTTTACGATCTTACAGGCCTTGGGAATGCTATTCCCCGCAAGGTTGGCGAGGATATTATCCGCAGAGTTAAGAACATTCCCAACCCCCGCAGTGATCTGCCCCCACTGAGCATTACATCCGCCAAGAGCCAGAGCGCCACAAATCAAAAGAACCTTTTTCATATCACCACTCCTCCATTGTCCTCAGGCGCTGCCCCGATTCCACCTTCGCCAGTGTTATGTCCCTTGATCTTCCCCTGTTTAATCAGGGCCT